CTCTTCCTCGGCCCGCTTCTCGGCGCCCTCTTCTGGCAACTCGCGGCTCATGGCCGCTGCCTTTCTCGCAGACCAGTTCTTCGCCGGAGTGCCTCCCCAGAGGAGCCACGCAACGAAGCCGGGCTTTTCTTCGCCAGCCTTGTCCCATCCCGGTGACTTGCTTGCCTTCTCATGCCGGGCGAACCATGCGTTCATCTCGACAACGTGGTCTTCCGTCAACTCTTCGCGCCTCGCGATCTTGTTGGCGCGAGCCACGGTTTCCGGCTTCAAGCCGTCCCCAGACTTCCCTTCTTCGTGCAGCCGCAGGCCACGCTTGGCAGCAGCCGCCATGCCGGAAGTCGGCTTGAGGCCGACAGCCCGCTGGTCGATGAACATCGGCGCCTCGCCCATGATGTTGCTGGCCGACACCAGTTCGCTCATCTTCTTGGCAACGAAGTAGTCGGACTCTTCCCAGACGCCATCTTCGAAGTCGTACTTCCTCACCAGCGCTGCCGGATCCTCTGGGGTCGCCTCAATCGGCTCCTCCGAGTAGTCGCCAATCGAGCCGTCGTTCATGACGTACTCGACGCGCCCCACGCCGCCGTCCCACGCAACAAACTCGCCAGCCGAATACATGGCACGCTTGGCCATGTCGAGCGCCCGCCTGCTCACGAACGTCTCGGTGGCTGGGTAGGCTGGTCTCAGGACTGGGCCGACATCGAACAAGCCGTCGAAGTCGGTGATTTCCCTGAGTTGGCGGCCGTCCTGCATCCGGCTCCACCGCTCACCAGCACCCTTGACCTTGAAGGCGAATGAACTTCCGCGCACGTCGCCTCTTTCGATGGCCTCAACAACGTCAGCCCGGCTCTCGGGGGCGTCGATTTCGTACCGCAGGCCGCGCTCATCGACGGACAGCCGCAGCGTCCCTGCGGACTCTCGGCCCAGCAGGAACATCGGCTCATGGTTGTAGAGAGCGACAACGTCGGTGCCTCGCTTGATGACGTTGTCAAAAGCGCCCGGCGAAATCCGCTCCACGAAGCCGCCCAAGTCCTGGCTATCGCTGCCAAACAAGGCCGCGTAGCCGCGAATGACGACTTTCTTTTTGCCTGTCTTGTCGCAGAGGCACCGCTCAACGGCGGTGTCGCACTCTACAAGTCGGCGCTCAATGTCTTCTCGACTCTGTCCGTCCATGTTTCAAGAACCTCCTCATACTTGCGACCGCTGCGATGACATGAGAGCAGCAGTTCCCTTGTTTCGTTCATCCACGCATCAGAGAAATCATCAATGTTCAGACCGGCCGCCTTGGCCGAGTCGCACAGTTCGTTTCTCATCCGCTTTTCGTGCGCCTCAAGCCACGCCGCCAACTTGGCGGGCTTGCTGCGGCGCTCCATGATTCCGTCAGACTCGATGGATGCCAGTTTCCGCAGCGTCTGCTTGAACAGAACCAGCGCCGAGGACCGCGTGGCCTCCACGGCTGGGTCGGCTGGCATGGTCTCAGGTGCGGGCTCTTCTGCGGCCGGTTCAACTTCTGGCTCTGGCGGCTCGACCACGAAGGACTCAAGCAGCGCCATGTTGACCTGGACGAACCGCTTGTCGCCGCCGTCAATCGGGTTCATGCCTTCGGCGGATCGAATCTCGTTGATCGAAAGAACGCCAAGTTGCCAGAGATCCCGAAAATACTGGGCGCGTCCGGCGTTGTCGCCGCGAAGCAGGCCGCGAACGTCGAACTCAGCGAAGTAGTTGTCGTCGTCGAGAATCAGGTCACGCCGAACGGCACCTTCCCAGCGGCGAAGCCATGGGACGAGCGTGAACGTCACGAAGTCCAGCCCCTGCTGCTCGACCGATGAGTAGGAACTCTTGGTCAAGTCACCGATCATGTAGACCGGAACGCGGAAGGCCCTGGCGATATCCTCGACTTGGTAGCGCCTGGTCTCAATTAGTTGGCTGGACTCATTCGTCCCGGACAGTTCCTTGACCTTGATGCCGTGCGGAAGGACGGCCGTTCGTGAGGCATTCTGTGGGCCGCGCCCGTGAATGTCGTCCCACGACTGCCGCAGCCGCTGGGCTGTCTCGGGCTTGAGCGGCTGATCGCTCTCCAGAACCACCCCGGGCTTCGCGCCGTTGCCAAAGAAAGCCCCAGAGTGTAGTTCTGTAGCCCTCGCGAGCGCGATGGCTTCTCGGGAGATCGTCGTGGGGACGTAGCAGTTCACGCCGTCTTGCGTCATCCAAGTGACGCGGAAGATCTGGTCTTGGTTGTAGATCGTTGGCGTGGCCTTGTCTGGCTCCTGATACAGAAACCGGAGCCTGCCGTTCTTGATCCGCTCGACCTTCATGCGGCTGGGGTGCAGCGGCCAAAGTTCGGTAACTGAGCCTAGTTTCCCTGGACGAATCTCGGCGTAGGCCGCGCCCCAGAGCATACACCACGACTGCATGAGTTCGCGGAACTCAAAACTCGTCATCCACGCATTCGGCTGCTCGGCCAAGATGCGGTGCAGCGGGATGCCTTCGGCCATCTCCTTCCCGCCCATCACAAGCCTGCGATACAGCGAGAAGGGCAGGGCGGCCACCGACTCCGACACAACCCTGATGCACGCCAAGACGGCACTGCACTGGAGGGCGTTCTCTGGAGAGACGCTTACGCCAGATACTGTCTTCCTGCTTTCGCTGATTTCCTCAAAGACGCGCGACAGCCCGGTGCGGACTTCAAGGATGTCTTCAATCGCTGCGGACTCTTCTTCCACTACAGCACCAGGATTTCGGGTTCAGCCTGCGGCCCGTGAACTTCGCCGCTGGCAAGTGAGAGGGCCATGCAGAGGGCAACGATCCCGTCGATGCGGCCGATGTCGTGGGATGACTTCTTGACGGGCTTGATCAGCCCTTCGTCGTTCGTCTTTACTTGGACGTTGCTGGCCTGCCACATCAAAGTTGGGTTTCCAGCGTGTCTGAGTCGGCCGGATGTTACGAGGTTTTCGAGCAGGCGTGTCGGCGCGTTCATGGGGCCAAAACCCTGCCCGAACGGGTGGACAACCACGCCCTCGGCCGAGAGTTGGGTCATGAGATGGACCGCGTTCCAGCGGTCAATCGCCACACCCTTGACCCAATTCTTCTCACAAAACTCGAGAATGTAATCCCGAATCTCGTCGTAATCCGTTATGTCACCATCAGTTAGTTTAACAAAACCGTCCTTAGTCCATTGGCCATACGGCACCCTGTCAGCCTTCTCGCGCTTGTCGGCGTTGTCGCCTGGGATCCAGTACGTCGCCTGAACGTCGATGCTTCCGTCTTCATCTGGCCAGACGGCAACGAACGCTGTCGTGTCATAAGTGCTGGCAAGGTCAAGGCCGCAGTAGCATGGCCTGCCTGCCGTGCTGCGGAGCGGCTGATCGCAGGACTCAAAAACGCCGTGGCGGAAGAACTTCTCTTCTGAGTTCGTCCATTGGTTCAAGTGGAGGCGGCGAAAGGTCATTTCGTCGCTGGTCGAAGACCTGGCCTTGGCCGCCATCTCGCGGAAGTAGTCTTCCTTGACGGTCACGCCGAAGTTCGGGTTCGCAAGCCGCCACGTTGCTTCGTCAAACGGGTCTGCTTCCGGCGGGGCTGCGAAGATGCACGGCAGAAACGTGGGGTCGTCGATGAGGCCGTCCCGCACCTTTTCCGCATATTCCCAGATCTTGTAGCAGATGCTCTGCCTGTCGAAGCCCGCCGTCGTGATCAAGATGGTCAGAGGCTGGCGCCGCGCGCCGGTACTTGTTGTGAGCACGTCGTAGAGTTCTCTGTCCTTCTGGACATGAAACTCGTCGAACAGGATCATCGAGCATCCGTAACCGTGCTTGCTCGCCGCCTCGCTGGAAATGACCTTGAGAACGCTGTTGGTCGTTGGGACTGCGAGTGCCTTGCGGTATGGCTTGATGATGGCCGACAGGGTCTCATTCCCCTCGACCATCTGCTTCGCGGCGTCGAACAGAATTGACGCCTGCTCCCTGTCCCCGGCCACGCAGACGATCTCGGCGCCCGGCTCGGCGTCGGCAACGAGGCCAAATAGGCCGATGCCCGCCGACATCTGCGTCTTGCCGTTCTTGCGACCGATGGCAAGGAGCGACTGACGGTATTGCCGGGTTCCGTCGTCGCGCTTGGTGTTGAACAACGCGTGAAGATAGTCCCGCTGCCACGGGAACAACTCAAACGGCTTGCCAGCGAACTCGCCTCGCGAGTGCCGCAGGCAGGATATGAAATCGCGTATATCAGCCACCGGCCAGCAGCGCCTTCATCGGGTCTGCCGACTTGGCCTGACGGTCCATGACTGCCATTCCTAGGCGAGTCCTGTCTGCTGGCGTGAACCCGAGAACGCTCTCAAGTTGCCGCAGTTGTTCGTGGCAGGCTGCCGACTGTGCAAAGAACGGGGAAGGCTTCGCTGCCTTCTCCTCGCCCTGGCGGCCCGTCATCGAGTGAAAATGGATTGCGCCTTTCGCGAGTTCTTCCTCTGCGGAATACCAGCGGTCAAGGGTGACTGCGTACCGCAGAACAGCGTGCTTGTCAGTCTTCGCCAGAACGCCCATCGAATCCAGTTGGGCGCAGGCTTCGCGGAACAACTCGCCAGCCCGTTCGCGGACGAAGTCGGGCGGCTCGGGCAGCGTTTCGTAGAACTCGCCAAGTTCCTCGCGATGGTCGGCCCGCCACGATCCAGTCATGGCGAGGACATGCTTCGGTTTGGGCGGCGGGCCTGGTCGCATTGACAATGCTCCTAATATCCTTAGGATACATGGTCACACAAAAGCGGCGCAGAGAGTCGCCGGAACCGGGGGAGTTCGTGATTCGCGAACCAAGGACAAGCCGAGGTCTTTTTTTCCGCATCCCGTGAGCGGACGCGAGGCGTTGGCGTGCGGTCTGCCGAGGGGGCCGCCGAACTTGTCCGGCCCCCCCTCCCCTGCCCAAACTTCCAAAACGCGAAATTCGCGTGGGTTCCGGGGGCGCGCCAGCCTGGTCCGGCCTGGTCCGGCCTGGTCCGGCCTGGTCCGGCCTGGTCCGGCCTGGTCCGGCGCCCTGCAGGGCCGGGGCCGCCGATCCGCTGAGGCCAGCGCGGGGCTGGGGCCGCCGATCCGCTGAGGCCAGCGCAGGGCTGGGGCCGCCGATCCGCTGGGGCCAGCGCGTGGTCGGGGCCGCCGATCCGCTGAGGCCAGCGCAGGGCTGGGGCCAGCGCGTGGTCGGGGCCGCCGATCCGCTGAGGCCAGCGCAGGGCTGGGGCCGCCGATCCGCTGAGGCCAGCGCAGGGCTGAGGCCAGCGCGTGGCCGTGGCCGGGGTATCTGGGGCCGCCCGTCACCCTGATCGGCCTTCCTGCGCAATCCTAGAGCGTCGAATTCCGGGGGGCGGGGCCGTGGCCGCCGATTTCACCGGGCTGGAGCCTCGACGGGCGAGGCTGCAGGGAAACAGAATCGGCCAGCGCCGCCATGGGGCAGCGCTGGCCGATAGCCCGCACGATGGCGGCCGCCGCTATCGTCGGAGAGAGTCTATCCGGGGGACGATGGTGATATTCGCCGCACGGCAGATTTCCATACACTCGCGGTGGCATGGGCCGCCAATGCCGAAATCGACAACCCCGCCGACGCCCTCGTCGGAGATCCAGAACCGCGGCGCTGGCTGACGGGCGAGCCAACGAAGCGCCGGGCCGTCGATCAGGTTTTCCTTCCCCGGCAGCGCCCGATGGATTTCGTCCACGCTAGTGGCACGGCCGCGATCAGCCGCCACTACGATACGGCCGCGCGGCGCGCCGTAGTTTGCCCCAGCGTAGAACGCGACGGTGGAGCCCGGCGCTTCCTGCAGGATCCGTTCAATGTCGGAATCGGAATAGTGCATGGATCCGCTGGCATCGCATAGCACGGTCCCGCCCTTGGTCTTTCGGCGGGTCGTGAATACGGCGCCATCGGTCGGGATCCGATGGATGGCGGTCGGGATCACCCCAGTGTCAGAGAATCGGCGCCCCGGCGAACGCGGCGGCCGCACGGCGCGGTCCAGCCGGGGGCGAAACACGTCGGTGATCCGGCCCCAGTTTTTGCTCCCCCGGATGGCGGCCAGTTTGCGCTCCGTTGCCCGGTCGGGCGGACCGCGCTTGTCGCCCTTGTCGCCGGATCCGCCCTCGGGGAATTCGGCATCGAATGCTTTCGCCAACGGGACCGTGAAGGTGTTGAAGCCTTTTCGGTCGCCATAGGTTCGCGCCCATGACTTCCGGCGGCCGCGACGGTGGCGGCCGCTGGCCACGCGGTCGATTCCAGCCCGGATAGCCTCGACACGATCAGAGATCCCCTGCAGGTCGATTGCCGGGATGCCAGCGCGGATAAAAGCGCCTTCCAGCCGCGTGCGCTGGCTGTCGAGGCTCCAGTTGACCAGCAGCGCCCCGGCGATGCCACGAATTGAACCGCCGCAAACTCTGGCCAGCGCGTCGGCTTCATCGTCCGAAAGCGCTTCATCGTCGACGAGATCGTTATACGATAGGAAAGTCGAAATCCGACTATCCTCGCTCCACTGCAGCGCTTCCATGCTCACGCCGTGGCGCTTGGTCAAGGTTCCGGCCGCCATGGCCGGGGTGATTTTGGCATGGGCCAATTCGTGATTCCGGACCATACGGCCGGTCGGGGTGTCGGAGATCGGCGCGAACAGTCTGGCCTTTTTCGTGTCGGTTGCTCCCGACAGGTCACCGGGGGACGGTTCAACGGCCCATGGGCGGCCGTCGATTGCTGCAGGGATCGGGCGATTACTATCGAACATGGTAGGGGCTCTCCGGAGTGTGATTCGAACGGGGGCCGGGGGCGCGCACAGTGCGCGCCCCCGGCGGGCATCGTCACCGATCAGGCATCGTCACCGCTGGCCACGGCCAACGAATCGAGCACGGCGCGCCAGTTGGCGCCGAAAACAGCGGCCGCCGCATGTTCGTTGCCAACGCGGGGCCGCAGACGCGCGAAGCACAGCCAAGAGCGTAGGGTCACTTTATCGTCGCCGGTCGCCGTCACCGTGCCACGGGCCGCATTCCGGAGATCCGCAGGCAGCGCGTCGATTGCTGCAGGGTGCGGCTCGCTAATCTCCACGGCCGCCGCAAACCGATCGCGCAGGGCCGGAATCAAATCTTCCGGGCGGCCGTTCATCGTCGCGACAACATTGAAACCGGGCGCCGGGCGGACGGTCTCCCCGGACGGCAGAGTGATCCGGCAGGACTCCGGATTGTCGAGGGCGGCCAGCAGGAACGACAACGTGTCGCCGCCCGCGTGGTCAATCTCGTTCAGCACGACGCGGGATCCTGCCCGCATTGCCGACACTACGGGGCCGTCTTGCCAGACGAATTCGCCGCCGCGCGGATGGTAGTGGCCGCGCAATTCGGCCGCCGGGGTTTCCGGGGTAATCGTGATATTCCGAACGTCGGTGCACCTATGCTGCGCAGCGTATGATTTGCCCGTGCCGGGGGGGCCGTACAAAAGCGAGTTTCCGTCGTTGACTGCAACGACCGCTTCCGCCACTTCCCAACTGTTGAACTTGGCCATGGTGATACTCTCCAAAACGTGAAAACCGAACCAAAAACCCCCGGAACGGGCCGCCGCTAGCGCGGCTGTCGCCCGCCCGGAGAGTGTCGCACAGTAGCCTATCGGCCGATGATGTCGGCCAGCGAATCGAGATCGTCATCGGACGGGGCATCCTCCCCGTACCACTCCGTTGCCAGCGCCGCCAGCGCCGCCGAGATTGTGCTGTCATCCGTTGCCAGCGTGTCGAGTGTCATCGTCTTTCGCTCCGTTGGTGATTCTGTCGCCGTGTAGCCTTTGCTGGCCACGGGGGAAAGATATGCGAAACGGTCAAGCCCTGCAACCGGAATTCTTTTTGGCGGCCGCGAAACCGCAAAAGGACACTTGGGATCGTCGAATTTCGGCATCGTCCGAACCCCCTACCGGTAGGGTAAAAACGCGTCGGCGCCGTCGATAACGGCGGCCAGCGCCCGGCGGATCGGGCCGGGCCGTGGCGGGGCCGCCACGGGCAGCGGGGCCACGGGGGGCCACGGGGCCACTACGGGGGCCAACGGGGCCGCAGGGGCCACTACGGGGGCCGGGCGCGGGCGCTCCAGCGCTACGGCCAGCGCCGCGGCCGCCAACGCCATGGGGATACCTTCGCGAATCATGTCGGGTGTGCTCCAGGTTGATTGTGTCGCCGTGTGGCCATTGTGATCGACCGCCGGGGCGCCGAACTTTTGCCATTTTTCGGCACGGGGTTTGCTTCGCGTGCGTGCGTGCGTGCGTGCGTGCGTGCGTGCGTGCGTGCGTGCGTGCGTGCGTGCGTGCGTGCGTGCGCGGGCGCGGGCGTGCGTGCGTGCGGGCGCGGGCGCGGGCGCGGGCGCGGGCGCGGGCGCGGGCGCGGGCGCGGGCGCGGGCGCGGGCGCGGGCGCGGGCGCGGGCGCGGGCGCGGGCGCGGGCGCGGGCGCGGGCGCGGGCGCGGGCG